TGCAGATTATCCCACAATTCGGCAAGCTGTTTTGCTTCACTACGTCTCTGCTTCGGGATGTTGTGGATGTTGCAATCTTGCAGACGGTCTTTATTGATGTTGCCACCAGCTTCTGCGGCAAGTGACATCATTAGTTTACCTAAAGGTAAATCGAAATCCACAATCTGTTTCTTCTCAGCCTTCACAATACGCTTCCAAGCTGTATGTAATGCCTTGCCTTGTGATTCCAGAGTGTTGATTTCAGCAGACTTAACTACGTTAGCGATTGATTTAGTCATGATATAAACTCCGTTTATGTTTCGCAAATCGACTGGATTGCCGAATGCCTTTTCTTTAGAGCAGATGCCGCTGAGATTGTAAAGCATAAAAACGTGCGCCATTTTCCGTGCGCATTATGCACGCCAAAACACGTGTGATTTTTCCGTGCGTGTGATGCGTATGTGATGCGCACATGACATGCCCACGCTATGAGAGGGGTATATGTGCATCGGCATTGCTGAATATCCCACATTTTCCTATCACCAGCTTTGTCCGACATCGGACTAATGACGACTGATACCATAACAGCCGCCACACCTTGCTATAATTGGCAGAAAACCTAGCATTTCGCCTCGCATTACGCGCTTGTTATGCTCATATATGCATATTATGCGCACACACACCTACATATACGCACACATACACACATACATTCGCGGGTGGGCAGGAGCCATGGGGGGTGCGTATAGATATATACACAGACAGTTACACAGATTAGGTATTTTCACTGTTAACCACAACAGCAACTGACATATACGATAGTGCCTATTATATATATTTACTGTGATATATATGTCACACTAATGCTTTTGGCTATACTTACTGTGATATATATGTTACACCTATTATTGTTTATTTGCGGCTTGCTTCATTTTAAGTATTGACATACTATACAAAATCAGTTATAATTACACTATAACTAATACACTATAAGTGTTTATTGTTTATCTATTTAAAAGTTCTTTGTTAATATAGTTTAACTATAACACTATAAGTGAGTTAACCTAGTATAAATATCCGTGGTTAATTTGTGCAGACAATCTAATTATATATAAAAAGTGCTTGACAATGGCTAAGAAATCAGTAAAACTATACACAGACAATGTTCTTGAAAGTTTCTATGAAGCTATTCACAATAATTCCCTAGATAGATTACACATACCGCATAGCGATGTCTTCTATGTACGCACAGCATTGGACGCTAAGTTCCACCCCCGTACATTTACTCTCAAAGAGACAGAAGACTACATGCGGCTAGAAGGCTGGACTGATGTTTAGTATGAACAATGTTTAAAGCATTACTTATTGTTTGTGGACCATTCTTTGGAAGTGAGTGCCTACAGGTAGAGGATACCTTCGGCCCTTACGATACACACCCTGAGTGTCTATCACGTGTGGCACAGATGTATAATCAGACACAGAGATTATTTCCGGTAGTGTACACAGATGTAAAATACAAATGTGAGAGCAGCTTGTAATGGCTATACCTGAAAGAGTTAAAACCAAAATGAAAGAGGAAGGTCTCACTGGCGTGAATAAGCCTAAGAGAACTCCTAGTCACAAAACTAAGTCACACTGTGTGATGGCTAAAGAGGGTGACACATATAAGTTTATTAGATTTGGACAGCAGGGCGTATCAGGGGCAGGTAAGAACCCCACATCTGCAAAAGATAAAGCACGTAAGAAATCGTATTATGCTAGACATGATGCTCAAGGTAAACCGACCAGCAAGCTATCAGCTAAATACTGGTCACACAAAGTTAAGTGGTAAGGAATTAATTTAATGGCAAAAGAAACTATGACTCCAAGCGAAGCTATGGCGATTACTCGTGACCCACAAAGATATACAGTACAAGAGCGTAAGGATGCAAAGGATGTTCTTGCAGAAGTAGGTTCATTAGATTCTGATTATACAAAAAATCCTAAAAACGAAAAGGTACCTATGCCTAAATCTAGACCTGAGAAAAAAAAGATGTCTAAGGGTGGTAAAGCTACCAAGAAGATTCCAGCTATTGCTATCTCTGTAGGTATGGTAGATGCACCTAAGAATGGTAAAGGTAAAGCTGCCATGATGCGTGGTGGCATGGCTGGTGGCAAAGAGCATATGTACTCTGCTGGCGGTAGTGTAACAGACAACGCTGGCTTACTTGCATTAAAGAAAGCCAGTCCAAAAGCCTATAATAAAATTACAGGTAACTAATGTCTTCCAGAGTTCCTAGAAAAAAAGGCCAACCTGCTAAGTCTAAAAAGCACAGCGACCTTTATACAGATGAAGACCCTAAAGGAACTATTCGTGGATTAAAGTTTGCTACTGTTAAGGATGCAGAAGCATCTATACGTAAGATTAAGGCATCAGATAGAAGTCACGCACATAAAACACAGGCTGCTATTGCTATGGAACAAAGAGCAAAGGTAGCAGGAAAAACTGCAGCAGCAGCTGTATATAGAAAATTTATTGAGCAGCAAAAGAAAAAGACAAAAGCAAGTGCATCCAGTAGAAGCTGACATTCGCAAATGGTCTCACGACTTCCTAGAAGTACCCAATGCTAAACTAAATGGATTAGCACCCTGTCCCTATGCACGTAAGGCATGGCTAGATGATAAAGTAAAGTTTAGTATTGACACAGGCATAGAGGGTTTAACCCAGTCTGTAAAAGAGTTTGATGAACACGACTATGAGATTGTTGTGTGGGTCACTGAAGAATTACCCGACATGGAATATATAGATGGTTTCTGTGACGGTATGAATGAAGCATTATCTGTATCGGGTAAGGATATGCACCTTATGGTGTTTCATCCTGACTATGATGCTTCTGAAGCGGGTCTGGACTTCTTAGTTGAAGAAGACATTACAGATGATACGTTAGTATACTGCATGGTGTTTGTGCAGAAGTTATCATTGCTGGACAATGCAGCATTGAGTTTAGAAAAGAGTGGGTACTATAAACATTTCCCAGAAGATACATATCAAAGTCTAGTAGTAGACAGAAGGAAACTAAGAAATGGCAGACAATAAAAAAGACATTAAAGCGTTTGAGTTAATGCTAAAACGTGAAATGGAAAGAGAAACAAAGGGCATGTCCCCATCAGAAAAAAGTGAATACATCCGTAATTACTTTGCTAAAAAGAAAATGCCTAAGAAAAAAGTAATGACTGCTGCTAAAGGTGGTATGGCTAAGATGGCTAAAAAGAAAATGATGCGTGGCGGTATGGCTAAAAAGAAAATGGCTGGTGGCGGCATGGCTAAGATGGCTAAGAAGAAAAAAATGGCTGGCGGCGGCATGGCTAAGATGGCTAAGAAGAAAATGATGCGTGGCGGTATGGCTAAAAAGAAGTAATGCCATACATACAAGATTCAAGTATACACGGACATGGAGTTTTTGCGGATAAGGATTATAACAAAGGTGATACACTAGAGTTATGTCCTTATCTGTTTGCTTCTGAAAACAACGTGAGTGAAGAGTGTGTACTACACGACTATATGTTTTATTCTCCATATGAGGGTGATACTGACTTTATGGTCGTACTAGGTTTAGGTATGGTTTATAATCACAGTGACACACCAAATGCTGAATGGGAAATAAGTGAAGAAGATGAGCGTTTCATTAAATTTTTTGCAGTACAAGACATAAAGCAGGATGAAGAAATACTACACGACTACGGTTGTTTGTATTGGGAGAGTAGGTAAATGACTACGAAAGTTAAAAAGACAGTAAAGAAAGTAGTTAAAGGTTTAAAGAAAGCCTCTAAGACACATGCCAAACAAGCTAAGACTCTATCTAGTTTAAAGTTAAGTAGAGGTGGTTCTACCGTAAATGCTGCGGGTAACTACACAAAACCCACAATGAGAAAGCAACAGTTTAATCGTATTAAAGCTGGCACTAAGGGTGGTGGCGCAGGTCAGTGGTCTGCACGTAAAGCGCAGATGTTAGCTAAAGCATACAAATCTGCAGGGGGCGGCTATAAATCATGATTGCAGAAACATTAGCGGGTATTGCACTTTTAAAGAGTGCAGTGGACGGTATCAAATCCGCTATTGGCACTGCACAAGACATCAGTGAAATTGCGGGTCACATTGATAATCTGTTTGAAGGTGAAAGCCAAGTACAGAAGTCTCGTAATAAAAAGGCTGGCGTAGACCAGTTTAATATTAAGAGTGTTGCACAAGAAACTATTGATGCTAGGCTTGCTCAAGAAAAGATGTATGAGATGAGCCAAATGATTGATTTACGATTTGGACACGGAACGTGGCAGGGTATTGTAACAGAACGTGCCAAGAGAATACAGGAAGCTAAAGAAGCAGCACTTGTTGCTCGTAAGCAGAAAGCTAGAGAGCAAGAAGAATTAGTTGAGACTATAAAGATGGGTGCTATTGTATTTGGCGCTATTGCAGCAATTATAGCAGCAGTTGTAGGAATGATTATGTCAGCGGCAAAAGCGATAGGACTGCAAGGATGAAAAAACCACCACAAAAAAGTCTATCTGCTTGGTCAAGACAAGATTGGAGAACTAAAAGTGGCAAACCATCCAGTAAAACTGGTGAACGGTATTTACCGAAGGCCGCTATCAAGTCCCTCTCGGCGCAAGAATATGCAGCAACCACCGCCGCTAAAAGAAAAGGAACTGCGGCTGGTAAGCAATTCGTTAAGCAACCTAAAGCAATATCAAAGAAAACAGCTAAGTTTAGACGAGGAAAGTAATGCTTAATCTATTAATTGGGCCAATAGCAAATTTAGCGGGGACATGGTTAGATGGAAAAGTTGAAAAAACTAAAGCAGAGACTGGTGCTAAAGTCGCAAGAGCTAAAGCAGAAGCTACTATTATGGAGCGTAAAGCTACGGGCGAACTTGACTGGGACTTGGAGATGGCTAAGAGTAGTCAGTCTTCGTGGAAAGACGAGTGGCTTACGGTTCTTTTTTCCATCCCACTTGTTATGGCGTTTATACCGGGCATGGAGAAAGTAGTTGAAAACGGATTCGCAAGACTTAATGAGATGCCTGAATGGTATCAGTATTCCTTGGGAGTTATCGTTGCCGCTTCTTTTGGAGTACGTTCAGCTACAAAATTCTTTGGTAAAAAGTAGTAGCTTAAATTTAAATAGTAAAAATAAACTGGGGAAATAAAATGACACAACCAAGACGTGATAAAGATGGTAATATAATTGCAGGGCCAATACGTAAACCTCGTACAATACGAAAATTAAAACCCGGAATAGCTGGTATTGGTTTATTGCCAGTTAAACGACGTAAAAAGGAAATTGGCGAAAGGAAAGCCGTTAAAAAGCCTAGTCCAAAAGCAACGGCTAAAAAAGTAAATAAAGTACAAAAACAGGCGGATGGTTTAAGGGCTATAGCTAACAGAAAAATGGCTCGTGCAAATGCAGCAAGAAAAGAATATGATATAGCAAAGTCTAATCCAAGGTTAGCCAAGAAACTCAAAGCTAAAGGCAGAGCCGTTATGAACTCGGCTTTATCAAAACCAGCAGCTAAAAAAGTAAATAAACTAGAAAAACAGTTTGATGGTTTCGAGGCTATAGCAAGAAGAAAATCAGCAAGAACGGGACGTGGTATTACAGCGAAGTCTAACCCTAGGTTATTTAAGAAATTAGTAAATAAAGAGAGGGCGGCTAACCGTATTAGGAATAGAAATAAGTAACGATGAGCGTCGCCAAAGCAACGTAAAACCAAGAAGACTTCATTCTAAATTCTTCGGGAAGAAATAATTTAGCTCATGTGGGACATGTACAACTTAACAACAGAAGAACAAGCAAGGACTAATCGTGACAGCCGCAATGGAAAGAGTACTAGCGTGGAAGTTACTTCCCAGAATAATGATGCTGATGCTGTCGGTGTCAGCGTGGAGAGTAGTGGAGTGGTTTATGACTCTACCGGACCCGACGACACAACAGTCGGCACTAGTGAGTGTAGTCACTGGGGCCATGACAGGTGCATTTGCGGTATGGCTGGGTAGTGAAAAATGAAACAAGCGGCTACAAAGTTAAACGAAGCAAGTGAAATAACTATACCGCTTCGTAACCTTATAAGTATGATTGCATTTACTGCTGTCAGTGTCTGGGTATATTTTGGTCTAACAGAACGTATTAGCTTCTTAGAACATAATCTTGATTTGGTTATGGAAGAAGTTGAAGAGAACGATAACTGGATTGATGAGTTTGAGCCGCCTAAGTCTGTACAAGATACAGTAGGTAGAGTACATGAAATAGAGATTGAACTAGCTAAGTTAAAATTATTGATAGAGAATGTTAAATGAAGTATACACGTGATGACTTTATCAAAAAGCTAGTTGCACATGAAGGTTTGCGATTAGAAGTATATCAAGATACCTTAGGTATTAACACAATTGGTATCGGAAGAAATCTGGAAGACCGTGGTATAACTGAGCAAGAGTTATCTGACTTGGACATACCATCCATTGAGCATGTGTATACATATGGTATCACAGAAGCTGATGCGGTCTATCTAGCAACGAATGACGTAGAGATTGTCGAGGAAGAACTGTTAAAAGCGCACCCTTGCGTGGACAGCTTAGACTCTGTGCGTCAGCTTATACTTATGGATATGGCATTTAATATGGGTGTGCCAAGACTTTGTAAGTTTAAAAATATGTGGGCTGCTATTCATAACGAAGATTTTATTACAGCAGCAAAAGAAATGCTTGACAGCAGGTGGGCAAATCAGGTAAAATCACGTGCGACTAAACTTGCTCACGCAATGCACCACGGAGAGATGTAGTGGCTAGAGAACTAAATGAAAGACAACAGAAGTTTCTGGAAGTCCTCTTTGAGGACGCTGGTGGTGACGTAGTTGCCGCTAAGAAACTGGCTGGCTATTCTGATAACACTCCAACAACAGCAATTGTAAAAGGATTGAAAGAAGAAATCCTTGACGCAACGCAGATGTACATGGCACGTAATGCACCTAAAGCTGCGATGGCTATGGTGGGTGGTTTGTTTGACCCAACTGAACTAGGTATACGTGATAAGATGTCAGCGGCTAAAGAACTGCTTGACCGTACCGGTCTAGTGAAAACTGAGAAGATGCAGGTAGAAGCATCCGGTGGTGTTATGCTTATGCCACCTAAAGCAATCGTAGAGGATGATGACTAATGGCACTAGGTAAAATTAAAGCGGGTATGAAATTAGCAGATGTTATTGCACAGGCTACTGGTAGGCAGCTAAATAAAATAGGTAGTAAATTAGGTATGGATAAAGACATACTAGATGGGTTAGATAAAAATAAAATTAAAGGCGCAATGTTAGATGAAGCACAACTGTATATGCGTAATAAAAGAAAAAATACAAACCGCCGTGTGGGTGCTGCTGCCGCTGCTGGTGCTGCCGCCACAACAGTCGCTTATAGTGTTTCTGACTTTGTTCGTGATATGCTTGGTATTAAATCTGCTGGTGACGGAGAATTGTCAGCTTCAGAACGACCAAAACCTAGTGATAAAAAATCTAAGAAGTCATCTGAACCAACTCCAACATCACGGCCTACCCAAAGACGAAAGCAAGACTCAGAGGAACCAACTCCCAAACCTAGACCAAAACCAAAAGCAAAAGAAAGTACTTCTGGTGTAAAGTTTATTGATTTAACTGGGACACCTACTAAAAGAAATACGGGCGCAACAGATTTCCGCAAAGGTGGCATGGTTTTATCTACAGTAGACAGACGCAAAAAGTAATGTCTCAATTTAAAAAAGACATGGCTGGTATGTATTACATAATTAATCCTAATGGAGATAGAGTAGATATTGTTAAAACGGACCGTGGATGGGAATCTGGGGGAAGTTATTATCAAAAACTTACTGATGCAAAGGCAGAAATTATACAAAAAATACAAGATGGCGGTTCGGGATATAGTAACGGTGGACTAGCCACTAAAAATTATATGAATCCCGTTACAGTTGTAGACAACCGTAAAAACAAATGACACGCAGCATAGGCAAGTGGAAACTGCCACAGCCAACAGATATTAAAGAAGAAAACGAATGGGTGCAGATACCTCGCATTGCAAGAACTGTTCCTTTTGGTTACAAACATAACGAAGACGACCCCGACATTCTTGACCCTATACCAACAGAGTTAGACCTATTAGAGAAAGCACGTAAATACACAGCACAGTACAGTTATCGTGAAGTAGCAAACTGGCTTAGTACAAACAGTGGCAGATACATCTCACACGTAGGATTGAGGAAAAGATTAGAGAATGAGCGAAGACGTAAGAACCAAGCTGCAAGCATCCGCAAATGGGCAGAATATGCGGAAAAGGCAATCGCCAAAGCGAAAGTCCTCCAAGAAGAAAGAACAGGCTCAAAA